TCATGGCTCATCCGTGTTGGGAAGATCTCCCGGCAAATCTTCAGGTGGCGAGAACGTTGCGGTCCTGGGGTCGGTTAGCCGACCGCCTCGCGATTCTATGAATTGCTGGCAAAGAGGGCAAATGGGGCGACTGCTTCCTAGAGTATCCGGCCTCCGTCCATCTTTTTCTGCGTTCTTCAGCACGGTGGGTTCCGAGTGCTCTCCAGGTAGCCGCGCCTCTTTTTCGTAAGGCTTGAGTCTGATTCGCTGGATCGGATCGATGTCCCGAACGCCGGAGCCAACATAGGTCGGACCATCTGTTGTGAGCACAGAAACACTGCGCCCGTTTAGGGCCGCCGGGTGCGTCAAAGCGTTGTGAATCTGCGAGGCTGTTTGGGCCACCGTAAGGTCCCCAAGTATCGCGTGCAGTCCCTTGGCGGTGAGCCCACCTGCTCCCGCGGCGAAGGCGCCGGGGGCCCCGAGGCCCTGCACCGTCATCCAGAATCCCGGATCGCCGATCGGCGAGTTGGCGGCCGCAGTCAGGGCGGCGCGCAGTGGCGCAACCGCGAAATCCTCGTACGCATTGACATAGGGTGAGACGGCGCGCGCCAGGAGCGCGGCGGCGGGTGATCCACGCACAGAATTCAGGGAGGGGATGCCGAACGGCAGGGACGTAGTTAAGTCCGGGTTGCCGAACAGCGATGGATCGATCGGCGCTGCAAAGGTTCCAGGTTGATCAGGATCAGTTGCAAAGAAGCCCATGGGGTCTTCTCCTCTGGGTTGCGCGAGCGCGAACAAAAACGCCGCCCGGGCAGGCCCGAGCGGCGCGGTGAATCAGCTTCAGTGATGGGACCGGCTAGTGCCGGCGCGGCAGCCGCGCTATAGGCGCCATGTGCTCACTTGCCGGCGATGGCACTCTTGATCGTCTGACCGATCTTGCCGAAGCCGACGGCCACCGTGTCGTTGCCGGTGATCTTGTCGACGGTGCGCAGCCCGCCGATTCCGAGCAGCGCGTAGAGCAAGGTCTGGGTGTCGTTGCTGTTGAGGGTCGGCAGCTGCGGCGTACTCCAGCCCCACGACAGCGCCGCCCAATTCGCGCACCAGGTCAGGAGCGGCGCCAGCAGCCATTGCCAGGCGAGTGTCGCCACGCACAGCCAGCCGACCGCCGGGCGCCAGCCGGCGACGAACACCGAAGCACTCGCCGCCTCCTGCTTGTCGATGTCACGCTGCTCGCTCTCGGCCTTGACCGCGGCCTCGAGCAGGGCCGCCTGCATCTGCTGCTGGGCTTTCGCCTTCTCTTCCGGGTTGGGGATGAAGGCCAGGATCTTGTCGATCAGGCCGCCGCCGAGCAGGTTGACGAGCCAGGTGGGCATGCGAGTTCTCCTTCAGGTGTCCGCCGGCACGTCCTCGACGGAGCGGCGATAGTTGGCGACGAACTGCGCTTCGAGGACCGGATCGCGGCGCGTGTTGTAGAATTGCGACCAGCAGCGGCTCATCTCGAACACGTCGCGCGGGTCGAACCCGATCTTGGCCGCCGAATTCCAGTAGCGAAGGCGGCACATCGCCGCGGCGAAGCGGTCGTTGGTCTCGACCTGCGGCCACGGGTCCGAGCCGTCACTCGGCCACAGGGCATCGATCTTTCTCCGCAGCAACGGGTGCTGGCCGAGATACCGGTCGTAGAGGTCGCGGAAGGTCGCCTGCTCCATCTGGAACAGGCCGCGCGCGGGGCCTCCACCGATCTGGACCCGATGCGCGAAGCCGCCCGATTCATGGGCGGCCGTGCCGAGCACCAGATTCTCCGCGGCCTGTGTCCAGGGAATGATCGGCTCAAACGCCTGCAGCGCCGGACGGATGGCGGTGAGGCGCAGCGCCTCGGCTTCGGTGGTCATCGTCTGCCCTCCTGTCTCGCCAGCCGCACGTCGATGCCGTTCACACGCTCGGCGAGGGCCCGCGTGTCGGCCTTCACGTCGTTGAGATCGCTGCGCAGCGCCTTCCAGCGCTCGTCGTCGCCGGCGATGTAGGCGTTGATCTGCGCGACCCCGGCGCGCAGCGCCTTGAACTCCGCCCACGCCTCGCGCGCGGCCCAGCTGGCAAAACCGCCGAACGCGAACCCGACGAACGTCCACAAGGTGATGAGGGCGCGCGCCGTCGCCGCCCCCCGCCGCCCGCAAAAGAACCGAATCGCGATGGCAAGCGGATGCACCCGCCGCACGTCGTGGGACATGGCGTTGACCTCCTCGGCTGTTGGCGGGCAGACGCTTACGCACTTTCCTTTTGCGCAAGCGCCCTCGATACTCGCGCGATGAACCATCGACGCGCGCACAGCAGCGGAGAGCACCGGTGACGGTCCACTCCATCGCCTTTGCCGATTTCGGCGCGCTTCAATACGACGTGTCGACCCCGGGGGTTCAGCCGATGGGCGGGTCCGAGTCCGGGTTGTGTTACCTGGCCGTAGAGCTGGCCAAGCGCGGGCAACGTGTCGTAGTGCTCAACAACGCGCCCGCCCGCCGTGTCATCTCAGGCGTCGAGATGCTGCCGCGCAAATCGATTGCCGACGATTATCTTCAGGCGGCTGGACACGACGCGCTGATCGTACTCAACGGCCCGGCCGAGGCCAGCGCGCTGCGGCACGAACTGCCGCCCAAAACGACTCTGGCGATGTGGACCGGCCACGATTGCGACATCCCCGCCATCACCGACCTGGCGAAGCCGGAGATACGGACCGGCTGGGACAAGATCGTCTGCGTCTCGGACTGGCACCGGCAGCGCTATCTCGACGTGTTCAACGCCCGTCCCGAACGTGTCGAGGTGCGGCGCAACGCGATCGGCCCCTTCTTCCAATCGCTCTTTACCGACCTTGACGATCTGGGCCGCCACAAAGCGGGGCCGCGACGTCTGGCGTACACCAGCACTCCGTTCCGAGGGCTCGATACCCTGGTCGACGTGTTCCCAAGGCTGGCCGCCGACTGCCGCCTCGAGATCTACTCGAGCATGAAAGTGTACGGCCTCCCCCAGGATGACCTTCGGTTTGCGGCCATCTACGAGCAGGCACGGCGAACCCCCGGCGTCTCGTATGTCGGATCCGTCCCGCAGCCGGACCTGGCGCGGTCCATGCGCCGGGTCTCGATCCTCAGCTACCCGAACACTTACCCCGAGACGAGCTGCATCGCCGTGCTCGAAGCGCTGGCCGCGGGCGCTCTCGTCGTGACCAGCGATCTCGGTGCGCTCCCGGAGACCACGCTCGGGCTGGGCGAACTCGTGCCCAACCATCTTGCGATCGGACTCGACGCATTCCGTCGAGATTACCTGGCGCGCCTCCAGCGCGTTCTTGATACGGCCGCGGCCGACCCGCGGGCGTTCGACGAGCGCCTTTACGAGCAAACCAAGATCGTCAACGCCGAGCACACTTGGCGCGCGCGCGCGGCCGAATGGGAAGCGATGATCGCGCGCTGGCGCGCGGAACGGACCTGACCCACAATGGTCCCCTATGACTCCGCTTAACGTCATCTGGCGCCGCACACGGCTCGAGTTCGTGCGCGAGAGCTATTTCATGATGAATGTCCTGCTTGGCAAGCTCGGGCGTGCCGTCCGGGTCGTTCCGGTCGGCGACCATGACCCGTTACCCCTCCTGCATGACATGCTGATCGTCAGCTACCAAACCGAGCTTGACGACTATTTGAGAGCGGCCCGCGCCCAGGGGTGCCGCAACCTCGGCCTCTTCCACATGGCTGACGAGAGGGGCACGGACGACCGGGCGTTCTACGCGGAGGCCGACTACGTCATCCGGCACTACTGGTTCAGGCCGGCGGTGACAATGCCGAACGAGAGATCGCTCGGCGTTATCTGGGTGCCCAACGGCTTCGGCAATGGCATCGGGCCGGTGCCGCGCGAGACCATTCTTCCGATGAGGCATCGCCATGTCAGCGGATTTTTCTCAGGCGCCATGGACGAGCGGCGCGATGAACGGCACGAGATGATTCGGTGCGTCGAAGCGGCCAAGCTGCCGTTTCAGATCGTCAAGACCCCGGGGTTCGGCCAGGGGTTCGGTCCGCCGTCCTACGCAGCTTACCTGAACAACGCCCGGTTCGCGCTCGTGCCGGCCGGAAACTCGCCAGAGACGATCCGGCTCTACGACGCGCTCGAGACGGGCGCGATTCCGATCATGGTACGAAGCGAGTTCGCGACCGAGCCGGATGCGCTCGGCAATCCGCCCCTCGTGTTGCTCGACCGATGGTCCGATTTGTCCGACTTCTATGCGAGGTACGCTGACGCCGCCTCATCGACCGTCATGAACGACCTGCAGGACAAACAGGACCGGATCGTCGCGTGGTGGAGGCGGTTCGTGGAGCGGCAACAGACCAAGATAAAGACGTTGATTGACAGCTCGTTTGATCGCTCCGCGGCGGCTGGCAGCTAGGGAAAACAACAATGCCCGGTCTTAAAGACGTTTTGGTGGTCACCGCGGCCGATGAACCCTACGCCGATCTGCTGCGCGGATTGATTTCGTCTCTTCGGCGATGGTCAGCAGTGGCCGACATTGCCGTCATCGACGTGGGCCTCGGCACCGCGACGAAGGAATGGCTGCGCACACAAACCGTGGCAATCGTCGAGGGCGGCTGGCTGTTCCCCTTTCCCGGGCAAGACACTGCGCCGCGGCATCTGATGTCCATGACATCACGGCCTTTCCTGCCGCAGCTGTTCGAGACAGCGAATACCATTCTGTGGGTCGATGCCGACGCGTGGGTGCAGGACGGACGAGCGATCGACATGATGCTGGCCGGTGCTTCCGAGGCCGATATCGCCATCGTGCCAGAGATCGACCGGGGGTACGTGATCCATTCAGACGGAGGAATCTACCGGCGCTGGGTCGAGGACGCGTATCGCAAGACCTATGGGGACAACATCATTTCGCCGGGCCGGGATGCACCAGCGCTCCTGAACAGCGGAGTGTTTGCCATGAGGCGCGACAGCCCGGTCTGGGGCCTATGGGCCGCCGAGGTCCGCCGGATCGGCTCCGCGATCACATATTTCTTCGCCGAGCAGACAGCACTCAATTACGTGATCTATTCGCAGAACGTACGCGCGTCCCTCCTGCCAGCGACCTGCAACTGGGTGGTCAAGTTCGGTGCGCTCGCCTTCGATGGGACTAACCTCGTCACGCCCTACGTGCCCCACGACAAGATCGGCATCGTTCATTTGGCGGGCCTCGAGGATAAACGTGGCCCCATTCGTGTGCGAGGGCCGGATGGGTCAATGATGATGCGCGCCCTCACCTACGGTTGAGCTGCAGATCGCCATCGTCGTAGAATGTTTTCCGATGACGCCCTTGGAATTTCTTAGACATTTACTCAATGCGACTTTTTCCGCCGAAGCAGTCGCCAATCATTTTTCTTTCATCGATGGCCTGATCCGCAGCGACGAAGGTTACGTGCTTTTTCTCACGGCGATGAATGGGCCGGGAGACGGGCTCGCGGTCGAGATCGGAAGCTTCACTGGCAAATCCACCTGCTTTTTGGCTCTTGGATCGAAGATGGCAAATCGTGGCCGTATCGTTGCAATCGATACGTTTTCAGGCTCGCCGGAGCATCAAAAAGGTGGCGACTACGAATCCGGGCTTATCGTCGAAACTGGCACTACCTTTGACACATACAAGGACAACCTGATCCGTGCCGGGTTGGAGGAGGATGTCGAGACAATAAAGGGGGCGTCACATGAGGTTGGCAAATCATGGTCGCGCCCCATCCGGCTCCTGTTTATCGACGGCGAGCATAGTTACAACAGCGTTAAAACGGATTTCGAACTTTTTAGCCCCCATGTCGTCGCTGGAGGCCTCGTCATTTTCCATGATTTAGGATTGCCGGACGTCAAAAAATTTTTCGACGAAATAGACAAGAGCTGCTGGCGGCCCGCATTTTCATACGCCTCAATAGGCGCGCTCGAAAAAATGCCGCAGTCGGCCCGCCTCAGTTCGTCGGGAATATGTTAACGAACCGCGTGCCGTCCACGAGCGCCCGGATGCCATGCCGGCGGTGCGCGCGGAACTCGAACGGAGCGTCGGCCGGTGTCGCGGTTTTGATCGGCCCGTACTCGTCAAAGGCCACGATTTCGCCGGCCTCGCAGCGGGTCAGATGATTGAAGCGATGTTCGTGGACCGGCAGGACGTCGCCCGCGTGTTCCAGCACAAAGACCTGGAACGCGACCCCGTTGAAGCTGAAGCTGTGGGTGAGCCGCAGCATCAGATCGCCCGAGTTCCAGAAGAGATCATGTTGCCCGTTGGAGCAGTCGGCGCAGCTGAGGCCTGGCGTTGCCGCTCCGCTTCGGCCGCACGAACGACTTCGGCGGCCTTCTGATCCGCCGCAGCCAATTCGGCGCGGATCTGGTCGTGACGGTCCCTGATGGCCCGTTCGGCGGCCTCCCTGGCCGCGGCCTCCGCTTCGATGGCCGCTTTCAATCTCGCAGCCTCGACGGAATGCCCGTCGACGAAGGGCTTGACCAGAGCCAGCGCCACGTCGCCGGCGACATGCTCGCGCTCGCCGGCCTTCTTCTCGATCGTGGCGTGCCCAGTCTCCGGATAGAATTGGACGGCATGCACGTTGGCATCGAGCGCCGGAAACTCCGCCAGGACGACAGAGGTCCCGTTGACGATGACGGTCTTATCGTCCGCGATGATCGTGACGCGCATGGAGGACCTCAGGTCTTGACGATGTAGTTGGTGATGATCGTCGGCTGGGTGTTCTGATGGGCGCTGCCGCCGCCGTTGTTCTGGATCGAAATGCCGCTACCGGCGCCGATGATGCTAATTCCACTGCCGGCACCAGCGATTGAGATGCCAGTCCCCGCGCCGTTCGTTCCGGAAACAGCCGGTACCGACCCGCAGCCTCCACCAACGTTGCCAATGGGCCCGCTTGGGCCGACCCCCCAGGCGGTATTTGGAAACGAATGTGCATGCCCCGGATCACTCACCCCGTGACCATGCCCGGGATCGCTCACCCCATGGCCGTGGCCCGGGTCGCTGACGCCGTGGTTGTGCGCGGGCAGCTGTGCCGTGCTCAAGGTCACGGTTTCGGTGCCGCCGCCCGCGCCGGTGGTCGATCCTGCGATTCCCGAGCCGCCGCTGGTGAGCCGGTTGGCGGCCGCCGCACCGCCCATCGCGTCGTTGCCGGCCTTCACACGGCCACGGTCGTCGCGCACGCCGAACGTGGTCGAGCCGTCGCCGCTGCCGTACGTGGTGCCCCACACGGCAAACAGCCCGCCATAGGCCGTGCGGCTCAACGTCTGGGCGTTGAGCCACGCCCAACCGCCGGCGGGCAGCGTGTTGGTCCCCCACTCCTTCACGTCGCCGACGTCGAACGCCGGCCGCTGCTCCACCGTCCACGAGCCGGCCGCGTCCTTGATCAGCCAGGCGGTGGCCCGGCCGGGCACGCGGAACGCTGCGTTCACGCCGTCGATCGTGTCGCTGCCGTTCGGGGAGACCGTCACGCTGAGGCCGTCGCTCTGATTCTTGACGCCGACCCGATAGCCGGCACCCACGCTGCTGTTGGCCGGAAGCGAGGCCACCGCCGCGGCCGCGCTCACGACGAAGAGCGTATTGGCGCTCGAGCTCCCGATCGTGAAGTTGCCGCCGGTCTGGGACGACACCCCCTCGCTGGGGCTGGAAAAGGCCACCCCGCCGATGAGCTGGAACCCGCCCGCCCCGGAGTTGAGGTTGCCGTCATAGACCGTATGAACGATCTGCCCGGTCTGGATATCGCCGGCGGCGAGGGCCGCCATGCCGCTCGCGGTCGTCGGCTTGTAGATCGGCTTCGCGCCGAGCCCGTTGACGTTGAGCGTATCGCCGCCGACGCTGGCGACATTGGCGCGCCAGACATAGGTCTCGCCCTGGACGTACGCGATCGGAAAGCCCGTATTGGCCGGCGTATAGACATAGGCGCCGGCGCTGCCCGAGGTGGTGACTGTGCCGTTGATCCGGTCCCAGAACCGCTTCAGCGCGCCCATGATCGCGCGCCAGATCCCCTCGGCCTGATTGGGGAACGTGCCGACCGGCGCGCCGTCGGGCGGGGGCGAGGTGTTGTTGCCATCCGTCTCCGACCACTGGCCGGCGCCGGAATTGTTGATTTCCGCCATTGGGCTTCCCCCAAAAAAAAGGCCGCCCCCCAATCTGTGGGCTAGGGGGCGGCCTTCCAGAACCTCGCCGGATCGCGGCGAGTGTGCGTCGATCGACTCAGCGGCTGCGGACGATGTCGCCGTTCGGCGTCACCTTCACCTGGCGGTCCTTGTTCGCCGCGTCCTTGCCTTCCAGCATGTAAACCTGCTGGCCGTTCTCGGTCGTGCTCTTGGCGCTGGTGATGTTCGGGCCGATCTCGCGCTTGGCGGCGGCCATCGCCGGACCCGGCACCTGCGACAGCTGCACCGAGGTGCCGCTCACCGCGTCCTTGGCGCGGCTGTAGTCGTCCTTCACCGCCGCCTTGCCTTTGTCCATCATCGACTGTGCGTGCGCTACGGGCGCTGCCAGCAGCAGGCCGCCGAGTGCCGCAGTCATCATCAGTTTCAAGCTGTTCATCTCGCTCTCCGTGGTGGTATGGCAGGCCAGGCGGCGCGGTAACGCGCTGCGAGCGGCCCACATCCCCCAACCAGCGGCCGGCGACCCAAAGGGTTCCGCGACATCATCGGCGCTGCCACGACCAGAATGCGTCACAGGGCCGATTTGCCTCGCATCGGCCATGGATACGGCAGCAAAGGACCGTACGAGACAGGCGGCGCGCCGCCCCCGAGCTGCTGAAGTGCTGCCGCCTGCTGGACAGCGGGAGCCTCGCGCGGACGCGGCTGCAGGCGCTGCGCCGCCAGGCCGGCGTTCAATGCCGCTGCCAAACCGTTGCCGAAGGCTGCTCCCGTCGGCATCGGGAGGCGCTGGGGTGCTCCGGCCTGAAGCAGGCCCGCAGCCAGGCCCAGCATCGCTGCGTTGTCGGGGTCCGTGAGATCAAAGAATCCTGGCATGTATGGGCTCCTAAATTCAGACGAAGGCCAGCAAGGCGCCGAGGCCGGCGCCGCCGAGCGCGCCGTAGTTCTGGCCGATCCCGAGCGGCCCGCCCAGCATCCCGCCCAGTGCGCCGCCACCCAGCGCGCCACCGAGGAGATTCGCGGTCTGGTTCTGGAAATAGGGCTGCGTGACGGTCGAGGTGGACCCGTAGCCGCCCTGGATCGAGTTTCCGTAATTGGCCAGCATCTGTATGGGCAACTGCTGCCCGTAGTTCCACTGGTCGATCGCCGCGTTGAGGTTGGCCTGGTTCTGGGCCTGGCTTTCGGCGCCGGCGTTGTAGAGCTGATTGATGTCGTTGAAGTTGAGCGCCTGCGTCTGAGGTGCCAAGCCGAGCGCCTTGATCTGATTCGCGTAGTCGTTGTTGTAGTTCTGGCCGACCTGACCGATCGCCGCGAGCTGATTGCCCTGCCCGGTGTTGTAGTTCTGGCCCACCTGCTGTGCGGCGGCGAGAGCGTTCGACAGGCCCTGCTGGTAGTTCGAGAACGCATACGGCGCCAGCGCGTCCGCCGCCCCTTGCGACACCGCATACGCGACACCGGGATTGTTGAGGCTGTTGCCCTGGTTGAATTGCGCCTCGAGCCCGGGGACGACGCTGGCCAGCGTCGTGTTGGCGGTCTGCTGGAAATAGGGGTTGCCGGCGCTCATCAGGCTGCCGTTGAGGAACGGCGACAGCAGCGCGTTTTCCGGATTGCTGCCCACCATCGCCCCGCTCGTATAGGGCGACAGCATCGCATTCTCGGGGTTGGCGCCGGTCATCGCACCCGACAGATACGCCCCGCTCGCCGCGGTCGCGGCGTTCGCCGTCGGGTCGTTCTGCGAGAGGTTCGTGGCCGCGTCGAGGGCCAGGGTCTGCTGTGGCGTGAACTGCGCGACCGTATTCTGCGGCCCCGGATCGTTCGAACCCGCATAGTATTTCGGCGCGTTCTGCGAATTGAAATTGAGCTGTCCGCCGTCATACAGGTTCTGCGCCTGCTGGAAGAAATCCGTGAGATAGGGCTGCTGGCCGGGCCACGGGTTGGTCGTCTGGGTGGTCGTGGTGTTCCCCGCGGGCTGCGGCGAGCCGCCGCCGAACGCGGCGATGCCCGCCTGGACGTCGCAGATCCAGCACTCCCGATCGAAGCGTGAGGTCATAAGCGTTTCTCCAAGACGACATGCGTTTTGCGATAACCCATCGGCTTCAGGCGCCGCTCCCAGCCCGGGCGGCAGACCGGTTCCATCGCGGCACAGCCGCGGGATTTCGCCCAAGCCTCGATCGACTCAAGCAAATGCACCCAGAGCGCCGCATCATCGCCGGTGCAGGCGAGCAGCTTGCAGACCGTGATCCGCGGATAGGCGGCGATTTCCGTTATTGCCAAGGCTTCGATCGCTTCCGTCTCGCTCAGCGCAAGCCAGAGCGCCATCTGTCCGTTGAGCAGACATCGCAGGACGTCGATCGCCTCGTATTTGCCCCCGCTTCGTTCGCAACATGAGGCGACGCGATGGCGGATCGCCGGCCATAGTCCGGGAAGTTGAGGTGGCGCAACGGCGCGAAGCTGGATCGGCACGAGGCGGTCACATCGCGATGAGGCCCGCGCCGAGCATATCGGCGAGGCTCATTCCCTCGGGCAGCGCTGCCGCGGTGGCGGCGCTTCCGCCGAGAAGACTTCCATATCCGAGCGACGCAGCATCGGTCCCCGCGACGCTGTTGAACAATGGGCCATAGCTGCCGAACAGCCCGGTGACGCCCAACAGCGGGCCGTCGCCGCCGAACAAACCGGTGCTCGTGCCCCAGTCGAAGGGCACCTGGGCGGCACCAGCGCCTGCCGGGGACACCGGAGGTTTGTTGCCAAGCTGGCCGAGCGCACCGAGCAGAGACATCAGGTTGCTCTGCTGCGGTTGCGCCGGTGCCGGGATGCCGGGCACCGGTCCCAGGCCGTTATGCGGTGCATGAGGGAGCAGCGGAAGCTGCGGCGCCGGGCTTCCGGGCAGGCTGTCGACAGCGCTCGTGCGGTTGCGCAGAAGCGCCAGGAGCGATGCGGGCGCGCTGCCGCCGCCCAGCATTGATGACAGTGGCGGAGCGGACAGGGAATTGAGGCCGCCCGACAGGCTGCCGGGGAATGGCGTCGAGAATCCGGTCATGAGGTCACCCGATGATGAGAAAACGGATCGTGCGGTCGGTCTGGCCGTTGTTGCTGTGGTGGACGACGCAGCTGCCCTTGAGCAGCGTATCCACGTAGAGGTTGCCGCTCGCGAGCTCGGCGGCGGCGTCCCGGGTCATCGCCATCGCCGGCACCACGGCCGAATAGAACCCGATCCGCGGGTCCGCGATCGTGGTGCTCGCCGCGTTCGCCGCGAGTGTGACGTCGAGCGTGATGTTGAGCTTGCCTTGCGTGATCAGGTTGAGCCGCCGCGCGATCTCGCGCCGGTGCTCCTTGTCATCGGGTAGCAGCTCAGGAACAGGCTGCGCATTCGGATTGGTTACCGGCATTGTTTGTCCGCCTCGCATCAAGCCGTCACACCGGCCGGATATTGCGAGGGGGCGAAGCCCCCTCGGACCCCGGCCCTTGATGCTCGAAGTGCGCTGCGCCGCCGCGTAGCGCCGGCGGGCGCGAAGAAAGACTTGGGCGGCGCGCATCCGCGCGCCTCGGTGACTCACCCCGGGCGCTCTATTTGCTGAACCACTTCTTGACACGCGCGTGCGAAAGCACGCGCGCGGCTTACCTGATTCCCGCCGGACTCGCTTCGAGTTGCAGCCCCTGCATGTGCGTCCAGGCGGCACCCGCGGGCACGGTGATCTCGGCTCGGACGTAACGGCCGCTCGTCCGCTGCGGGCAGGTGCCGAGGCTGTTCATGGCCGTTGCGGCGTTGAAGCTCACCGGGTCCGCCAGGCGGTCGCGGGTGCCGAGCGATACGGTGGGCGCTGAACCGGGAGAAGACCCGCCGTCGACCAGGGGGCGCGTGTTGGTGATCAGCGCGCGGCGACCGGGGAACGGCTGCAGCTCGCTCGTGTCCACGGTCGCGGCGAGGTTCTGGCCGTTGAAATAGTTCAGCCTGTGGCTGATGTCGAATGCGCCCAGCATGTCCTTCCCGCCGGTCCACACGCGCGAATCGAACGGGAACTGCGGCATCCCGTCGAGCGTGCCGTAGACGTTCATCGCGTCCAAGGTGACGCCGAACGACATCAGAGACAGCAGAGTCTCGACCGTGAGGTCGGCGATGCTCCAGCGGTCGAGCTGCCAGTTGTAGATGAGGAGGTGGTTGGGATTGCCGTTCGAGGCGGCAAGGTCGGGCCACGCCCAGATCACCAGCTTGTTGACCGGGTCGATGGCGCCCACCACGCGCGCGAGGTTGTTCTGGTCGACATTCGAGTAGAAGTACTTGTCGACCTTGTTGACGCCGATCGGGGTCGAGGTCGTGCCGTCGAACACGTAGAACCCGTCGCGGCCGAGATAGTAGACGAGCGGCCCGAGCTGCACGATGGACGCAGGTGCCGGCGTGCCGCGAGCACCCTCGGCCGTGAAGAAGTAGAAGACGGCCGGCGGACCGGCGTAGACCATCCGCCACACCGCACGCTCCATGAACACAGCACCGTCGGCCGTGCCGAGATTGCCGACGATGCCCTGAATCCAGCCTCCGGCCCCCAGCAGGTCGTTGTAGTCGGACTGGACCTGCGCCGCGGCCGCGGTCCCGGGCGTCGGCCAATTGGTCGGATCGTTGAGCGCCGACCACCAGACGCGCTGCGGCTGCGGACCGTTGACCGAATCGTTGGTGTGGGCGGCGACCAGGAAGTTGCGGACCACGGCGAGGTAACGGCAGCGCGGCGCGCCGGCGGCGAGATCGGCGAACGCGGTGGACGAGCCTTGCACGAAGCTCTGGATCGGATCGACGAAGTCGGTGGCGAGCACGCGCGGGCCGACGAGGGCGAAATTCCACATCGTCTCGCTCGGCGCGTTGTAGGGATGGCTTGCGGTCTTGCTGACCACCGACCAGGACGCCCCGGCCGAGGTCAGCGAATACAGGTCGTGCGCGTCTCCCGCGAACAGGCTGACATTGCCCGAGGTGTCGAGGAACGCCGCCGCCCCCTGGCAGCGGTTGGCCAGTGCGGTCGAGTAGACCGACAGACCCGACAGCGGGCCGTAGCTCGACGGCGAGCGCGGCACCACGTTGCGCACCTTGCCGCAGCCGGGATTTGCCAAGGCCGGCATGTCCGGCGCCCACTCGGCCACCGGCAGGGTGATCGGAGCTGACGGCATGCGGGGTCCTTTCGGCGGGAAGCCGAGCGAAAGAGCGGGATGGCGAGAAATCAGCGACGCAGCGGAGTCACGAGGCGATGCTCAGCCGCACATACCAAAACAAAGCTGGTTCGACCGCGGCTCGGGAAGTTGCACCTCGGTCGTGACCATCCGCATTCCCGCTCGTGCCTCGGGGCTGTCGTGGGTCAGGATGAGATACTCGGAGCCGCGACTATCAGGACGCAGCCGCTCGGCCGGTACGCCTTGCCCAATCAGGTGATACATCGCGGCCAGCGCGCGCTTAAGGCCGAGATCCCATGCACCCCGCGGTGAACCCCCTTCAAACGGATCGGCATGGCCGTATAAAATGACCTTGTATGCCGGATGATCGAGCAGCTCCTTCGCGACTTGGTCCAGAACAATTTTCGACTCATCGCTCAGCGCAGCAGATCCTTCGGCGAAGAAGATTTCCCCTTTCGGAATGGGGCTGAGCGGCTGGATCCAGTGCAGTGGTGTTGCGGCCGAAATTGCCCGGCCCATGGCTAATGCCGCCGCAAACGCAAGTACCAATTTCCGAAACCCGTCCACGGCTAGATTCCCGGCCCAGGGCTGATCACCCTGCGTTCCCAAGGATTCCACCCGTCAAGATGGAGCCCATCCTTGCCGGCATAGGGCGTGCCTGGCAGTTGTTTGATGATCGGCATGTTGAATATTGCGTTCGGCGGTAGCACGAAAAATGGCATGCGCGGATCGGTATCTTTGAGGCCAAAGGGGCCGGTCCAATAGGGTATGTCTGCATGGGCGCGACCCCGAGGGCCGAAATCTGCAACGACTGACATAACAGGACGGGCGCTTGACGTGTCCGACATGCCATGCATCGGTGGCGCTGCCAGCGATCCGAAGTACTGATCGGGAGCATTGAGGGCGCCGAGGAACAGCGCCGAATCGGGTGCGAAGAATGGCCTGCCCGGCGCCCGCTGATCCGCGGCATCGTCGTCCGACGAGCCGTCCTCGCCGCGCGCCGGCGCGCCGAAAAAACTCGGTCGGGACGGCAGGTCGAACATCCTGGAGAAGTAGCCGGCCATCCCCGATCTCCATGTTCCTGCTCATACTGCGACCCAATTGTGGCGAAAGCCGGGCGGTCTAACCCCTGGGCTGTGGCCTAGAAGTAGCTCGGCCGTGTCCGCCCCACGGCCGCTCTCCGCGCGGTTTCGGCCTTGAGCGCATAGAGATAGCCGCGGTGGCCGGGCTTGGTCGGATCGCCGTGGATCAGGAGCCGCATGCGGTCGGCGAGGTCCGGCTGCTGCAAGGTGTTTTCGTAGAGGTCCATCTTCGCCTCGCAGCGGATGAGCGGTTCGGCGTCGACCGTCCACGGATTGCTGTCGCCGGCATTCACCAGGGCCGGAAAGCGCGTGGTGCCGAGCAGGCTGAGCGGGTACGTATTGTCCGGGATCGGGTAGAGCCGCAGCTGCTCGGCATAGTACGCGTAGTCGATGGGCTGGCCGCGGACGAGCGGGTTGACCGACACGTCCTCGAGATACTGCATGAGCCGTGGCGCCAGGGTGTAGCGGTTGCCGCTCACGAGGACCGTCACCCTGTCGAGATGCGCGATCGTGGCGAGCGGTGCGTAATCGGACGCGCCGTAGAACTCCTGGCCGGCCACGGTGCTGAACGCATTCGCCGCGCGCAGCTCGTTGAAGTGGAAGCGCTCAGCCGCCCACTTGGCGATCGCAGTCTGGATCGCCAGCTGGATCTGGGCGGCAAGGTCAGCCCGGCCTCCCAGTTCATCCGCGATGCGGTTTTGCAGGTCGGCATAATTCATTTTGTCCGCCTCGCATCAAGCCGCCACACCGGCCGGATATTGCGAGGGCGCGAAGCCCCCTCGGACCCCGGCCCCTGATGCTCGAATTGCGCTGCGCCGCCGCGTAGCGCCGGCGGGCGCGAAGAAGGACTTGGGCGCCTCCGCGCGCCTCGGTGACTCACAGCAAGCGCTCTGCCAAGCCATTCCACTTCTTGACGCACGCGGCGGATGCCGCGCGCGACCTTATTCGTCGGAGTCTTCGTCTTCGTACTTCAGGCCCGCGGCTGTACTGCCGCTGGCCGGCGGCTGCGGTGTGCCCGCGGCGTCGGGGCGAACGCGCCTGGCGGCGGGGCCGGGTCCGTGACCAGTCGTGAGCTCACCCGCACCGGACACGGGACCGGGCCCGCGGGTCTCGGTGTGACGGGGCGAACCGTGGCTGCCTTTGCCTTTGAGCTTCATGGGAGTTCTCCTGGTTTGAGTGCGGATCGATGAGGCGGCAAAACGCGCAAGTCGCGCCGCCTTGTCACTTTGTTGTCGCGAGATCGGACGGCCGGACTTCGGTAAACCCTGGGCACTGTCGGTCAAACCGGGCTGTCCCAACGAACCTCGAAGGGGGGATTTCGGATGACGCACGTTGCCCGCGCCGACCTTATCGATGGCGATACAGGCATCCTGTTCTTGCCGCTGCAGCTTCCCCTGACCGCGGACCCGCGCACCGGGGCCGAAATGGCGTGCGCGCTGGCGGCGTTGCGCCGGTCGGTCGCCGGCTATCTCCGCCGCGAGGGCTCGGGCCTGCCGACCCGCGCGCAGGGCGGGCTCGAGGCGGCCTGCCGCCAGATCGACGCGACCATCGCCGTCCTGGCCAGCCAGCCGACAGTTGGCGTGGGATAAACCCCACGCCAACTGTTTTTCTGACCCGCTCGCGTTTAGCCGCCACACCAACCCTAAACGCTCGCGGGCGAGCGGCCATCCGGCCGCTCGGGTGACTCACCCCGGCACTCTGCTTGCTGAGCCACTTGTGCACGCGCGCGCCTTTTGGTTTAGGGATCCATCGAATAATTGACGACGAGCCGGATCGCCGCGCCCGCGGAAACGGCACCGGCAGCACCGGTCTGCACCGTCACGAGGATCGGGGTGTTCGCCTGGTACAGGTTGCCGATCGCGCCGTTGATGTTCGGCACCTGATAGCCTCCCGCCTGTCCGACCGTGGTCTGGTTGATGAAGCGGTTGGCGAGCGAGCCGTCGCCCACGTTCAGCTTGATCGTGGGCGTGCCGCCGGTGTCGAGCTTGTCGACATCGAACGTGACGCCGGTGATGGTCGCTCCCGCAGGGACGGTCATCATCGTGACCACGTCGCCGGCATTCAGGGTCGGCGGCGACGTGCTCGGAAACGAGTAGACGGCGTAGACCGCGAGATCGCCCGTCGGCAACGACTTGGGCTGAACGCCGGCTTGCGCCTTGTTGGAGGTGTAAGTCGTCATAGCTGATTCCTTCTTAGATCGCCTCGCAACCTGCCGCCCGCCACCCAGGTTGCTCGACGACGAACGCGCATCCGCGCGTTCGGTTGACTCACGGCGGGCGCTGTATTTGCTGAACCACGTCTTGTCGCGCGTGCGGATGCAGGCGCGACGTGTTGTCCGGATCAGTGCTGGACGGCCCAGGTGGACATCACGATCGACGCGAAGTCGGCACTGTTGAACGTCGTCTTCTTGAGGCCGAAGATCAGCCCAGCCGAGACGCCGAGCTCGTTCTCGTAGTCGAACAGCTCCTCGACCCAGGTGTAGCGTTCCGGCCCGTCCTCGCGACCGAAGGCGAGCATCGCCGCCTGCGCCCCGCACAGGACCGCCCGGCGGACGTTGCTCACGGCGCTGGCAGGTGCCGTCGAGACCACGCCCGGTGTCACGCGGAAGTCCGAGTGCAGGATCACGCCATTGTAGACGCCGAGCGAGCCGTCGAAGATCGGGTTGTCGTCGATCTCGCCGCCCGTCATCGCCGCCTTCTGGATGTCGAGCCACTGGCCGGAGTTGGTGTTGGTACGAAGGTCCGTCACCTGGTACGGGTGCAGGAACGCCACGTAGTACTCCTTGCCCTTGATCTTCACCGGCCGGATCGCGGGTGTCAGCGTCTTCGCATGCTCGACGGCCCGGTCGATCACCGACAGGGTGAAGAGATTGCTCGAGGTGAGGCTTTCATCGGCGCTGCCGCCGGCGGCATCGACGCGGTGGTTCGCGTCCACCGCGATCGCCGCGTTGTTGCCGGTGTAACGGGTATCGGCCTGGACGGTGTTGCCGCAGATCTGGTTGAAGAAGCTGTTGTCGAGCCGGTCGGCCCACCAGTCGCGCAGGCCCGACAGCGCCTCCTGGCGGATGTCGAAGGGCACGCGCTGCTGGCTCATCCGGCCGGCCGAGCGCACGGCGTGGCGCAGCTGATTCAGCAGCACGGCGTCCGAGTAGGTGGTGAGGGCCTCTTCGTTGCCCTCGAGCGCCCCGTCGCCCTGGACGCCGGACCCCGTGAGCTGCATCCGCAGCCCGTACGTGATCTTGTCGCCCGCGGATTTCTGGGTCTCGTCCTTGATGTGGATGAGGGCGGAGGAATCGGTGCCGAAAAATTTGCTGGCCCAGGTCTGCTTCAGCGCCTCGACGGCGAGCTTCTTGGACCACAGCTTCACGGCCAAGGGGTCGTTGACCCCGTATGACGTTTGCGCCATGGGATGAATGCTCCTGAAAATGGGAATGGGTTGGGTTCGTGTCGCTGGAGCGCGGGCGACGCCGCGGGACCGCCCGATGACGCACGGACGGAAGCGAAAACGCCGGATCACGGACCGGCGGGCCGAACTCTCGGAAAGGTGGATCTAGACGCGGGACAAGGACGGCGTCGAAGGACCGCTACTTCGTGTCAGCGCCGCAGTCCGGGATGCCGTGAATTTCGTTCGCAACTCGGCCGTAGCGCAGTTTCCGCGGGATTGACCGTGAATCCTCCGGTGATCGCACCGGCGCCGATCGTGCCTTTGAACGTGAGAGACTTCCCGTCGAAGCCGGTCACCTGGAACTCGATCCGGTCTCCCCGCGATGATTGCCTTGGCAGCCTGGGCAACAAAAAAAGCCGGCGCCGTTCAAACAGAACTCGCCAGCTTCAATTTCGGAAGCTACGCGTTGTTCGATCTCGCGTCGAGAGAAAAATTGCCTCGTAGGCAAGAAAGTCGTTCCTGCTGCTGATTCAACGGCCCTCGCAGTCGCGTGCCCTCAAATTCTACCGAGGATTTGTGCGAACCGGCGTTGCCGCCGAATTCGCGACGCTCCAAGCAATCGCGAATCCGAAAGATTGACAGTCATTCGCTTTGATGCGTTCGGCTCATCCAAGGAGATCATCCACTCACCAGTCCGCGGGCTTGAGTGAGATCACGATGTTGGCTAACCCGGTGGCACTCACGCAGCCCTGCGCGCAGGCCACGACGCCGGTCAGGATCATCTCTTTTTCAGATTCTTCTAACGTTCTGCACGGTGGCGCACACGGCAGCGTCTGCACTTCGAGCGCGTAGTCGGTCGTCCAGGTAACTGCAATTCGCGGAACGCTTGCGTCCACCAGTCTGCGATAGAACACCGTCCATCGCCTGGCGAGCAGGCGCGGCCGATCGTTCGGGATCAGGGTAACTTCGATCCATGGTGCCGGGTCCAACGCACCCAGAAAGCAATCCACGCGTTGAGCTCGTGCGGTCCAACGGCCGGACGGTGAGACCGCGTCCTGTATGATGTGGCCGGCGCAACCGATGCCATAACCGCGCAAACGCTTGAGATATAGGGACACACCGATCGCACCGGGAACGGCGAGCACCGCGAGGGCAAACAGCGCCGCGAGCGTCGCGATCACTATCCAAGTGAGCCGACTGATTCGTTTTGTCTGGGTCAT